TTTTAGAAAATAATCCATATGCTATACTTCCAGAAGAAGCATCACCCCAAGATATATCAGTTCCATCTGATGTTAATACTTGATCTGCCGTACCTTTAGTTAAAATTGCTGTAGCAGCACTAGCATTTCCATAAAGAATACTTCCTCTACTTAATGCGTCTAATTTATTTAATTCTGTTGCAGTAGAAGTTACTACTACATCTTCATTTATTTTAGGTGAAGTTAAAGTTTTGTTTGTAAGCGTTTCTACTCCAGCTAAAGTTGCAAAACCAGATGTACTTACTGCTACGTTTTCCCATGCACTACCACTATAAATACGCATAATATTTGAAGTAGTATTATAATAAAGCATACCAGCAGCTAAAGCATCACCATCATTATCTGTAGTTGGATCAGAAGATTTAGAACCTAAATAAACATCATCAAAAGCATCAGCAGATGCTGCGGCTTCATTTGCAGAAGTAGCTGCGTTAGTTTCAGATGTACTAGCATTGGAAGCAGAAGTAGAGGCATTAGAAGCAGAAGTTCCAGCATTAGTTTCAGAAGTTCCAGCATTTGTTTCACTTGTACTTGCGTTACTTGCTGATGTACTTGCATTTGATGCTTGAGTAGTAGCTGTACTTGCAGATGTTGAAGCATTACTTGCTGATGTAGCAGCATTTGTTTCTGATGTAGCTGCGTTAGTTTCTGATGTTGCAGCATTTGTTTCGGATGTACCAGCATTTGTTTCAGAAGTTGCTGCATTAGTTTCTGATGTTGCAGCATTAGTCTCTGCTGTCTCTGCATTAGTCTCTGCTGTTTCAGCATTTGTTTCAGCTAGTTCGGCAGCTGTTTGTGCGGTTTCTGCAGCAGTTTGTGCAGTTTCTGCATCAGTTGCTGATGCTGCGGCAGCTGTAGCAGACGTTGCGGCACTATAAGCATCTACAATTAAAATCCAGTAAGATGTATTAGTTAATAAAGTACCAATAGGTGATGCTTGAATACAAATATAAATATTATTAAGTTGTCCAGCAGTTGAACTTTTAACTAAATCTCTAATAGAAAAAGCTGATGTTGTAGTAGTAGCAGAAGTTCCTTGATAAGTTCCAAGTTCTTGTGTTACTGAAATTTCTCCAGAACTATCAAAGGCTAAAATTTTATTTGCTCTATTTGTTGCACTAACTGTGAACTCCGTAGAAGTCATAGTATTTGCTCTTGAAATTTTTATAGAACGATCAAGCTGTTCTTGTAATTCTTGAGAAATAGATAAGTTTTTATCAAAAGCGGTTTCCAATGAATTAGCTGGAAGGTTATCATTTTCAATTAAATCTAAGGTTTGAGTTTGTGTAGTTGATCTTCTTAATACAACTGTCTCTGTTGCAAGAGGCGCTGTAACAAAAGTTACCGTTCCACCAGCAGCTTCATTTACTCCAGTTACTGCATAATTAGTAGCAGCAGTTCCAATAGCTCTAACGCTTTCAGCTCCAGTAGAATTGGTTTTAACAATTACTTCGATGAATGCTGCATCAGCAATTTTAAAGGTGTAAGTAAATGCTACAACTGAACCGTCTCCGCTGTAACTGTTTTTAATTGTAGTAGTTGATATTGTCATAGTTGTTTATTGGTTTGGTTGTTATTGATTTTCAAATATTTCCATAAATCTATTTGTTTCGTCTTGAGATCCTTGAGAAGCTCTAATTTTCTTTATTGCTAATTCTTGAGCTTTAATTTTTATTCTTTTAGCATATGAGCTATCTTTAAATTCTTCAGTTGCTTCTGTTCTTGCTTCGCTTTCTATTTCTTTTATTCGACCTCTTTGATTTTCACGAATAGTCTCTTCTGTATAAGTTTTGTCTTTTAAAAGTTTTTCACCTTTTTGTTTTAATAATTTTCCAGCAAAAGTTTCAAGAACCGAATATTCTTCTGAATTTAAAACTACATTAATTTGTACGTCTTGATCCAATCCAAGATCTACAGCTATCATCATTTTCTTTTTGATCATGCCTGGAACTATCTCTAACTTTTCATATTCTTTAATTAGTGGATGAACTTTAATACCAGACAGCATTCCTTGCTTCATTACTTCATCACCTAAAAAGTCTGTCTGAACTGGTAAATCATTTTCTAAACCAGGAATTTTTTTCTTAATCATTTCAATGAAAGAAAGATTTAATTTATTAAAATCGTCTTTATTAACTAAACCCCACTTTTCACTATCAACTTTTTCAGATCCTAAATCGTTAAATTGATTTAAGAATGTTGTATAAGGAACTTGACCAGCCATCATTTTTTTAAATTCTTTCATAACAATAGGACCGTCATTATCTGACATCTTGATAGAGGTATAAACGTCAACCAATCTTGCTGTTCCTTGCATGAATGCGGAGTTACCAACGTTATCACCTATGGATAAAGCATAACCTTGAAGAAAATCTTGTATGTCATCCCAGTCGTTATGATCTTCTTTTAGTTGACTTAACAAGGCACCAAGATCAGCAGCTACTGAAGCAATCAATACTGCTGGCTCAAATCCATTAAAACTTAATTGTAAATCTTCTGCTTCTTGAACGCCTAAATATTCTGCTAATTTATCTAATCCAACAACTTCACCCCACTCATCATTTAAAAAATTATGAAATCTAAATGACTTAGGTTGTTTGTTAGAAGCTTCTCTTAATTGATAACCTTCAAAACCTCTTTTATCTGGATCAGATCCACTAAATTTTCCAAAGTAACCTAACGGAACAAACGCTGCTAAAAAAGCCCAACCCATAGCATGTTTAGCTTTTGCTAATTGTTGTGTTGCTCCACCAGCTTTTAAATCATCTCTATGTTTTTTAAGCAGTTTACTTAATATCGGATTTCTTTCAGTAGCAGTTCCAGCTATATTTGCTGGTGTTCTTAAAAAAGGAAAATACTGACTAGATAGAATACTTACACCAGATAAGAACCTGGTATTTTTAAGTTCAGAAATAAAGTTAGCAGTATCACCAATAGCATCACCTCTTTTTTTTAAAGGTGTTTGAAAAGTTCTTTCTTGTGCAAGTTTAAAAGCTTGTTCTGTAAATTCTTTTGGTGGACTTACAACTAATGTTGCTAAAAATTCTGGAGCTTTTTCCATTGTTAAAGTTCCAGCTTTAATTGCTGCTATAGTTTCTCTATAAGCTAATGCATAAATTTCACTTATATATGCACCATTTTTAAAATAATCATCACCATTTTGTAGCCATCGATAAGGCATTCTGTCTCCAGTAACTACTCTACCAACAACATCTACAAAAGTTTTTAATGGACCATCATCCATTCCAAAGGCTTCTCCAGAAAAAGCATTAATATCATGCTCTGCTTTAGTTCCAGCTATTTGACTTTTAAAACCAGGAAATTCTTTGTAAACTTTTTTAGCTTTTTTAAATGGACTTTTAAGTGTGTCTTTGCTTATTAAATTTAATTGTTTAAAATCATCTTTTAATGTTCTCCACATCGCAGTTGTTGCCATGTGTTCAGCAAATGCTACAACTTCATTTTCAAATTCTGCAACACCGTCTGTAACTTTACCACCCCACCTTTTGACAGCATAACGTCTTTCTGAACGTTGCATTGTTTTAAATATCCAGCTACCTGCTATATTCTTAACATGTGTCATAGTACCAAATAAGATATTGTTTAAAAATATCTCAATCATCGCCTTATTACCTTTGACTAACCAACTCTTCTCTAAAAATTTAACTTTGTTTTTTATGCCAGGTGTTCTTAAGTAAGCTTCAGCAATATTTAAAATTTGATCTTTACCACCAGCTTTTAATAAAATTGCTTCTCTATTTAATCGATCTAAATTTAGATTAGGAACAACTCCAGTATCATAAATTTGTCTATAACTTTGCAATGCTCTACCAGCTTCTGCTCTAGCACCAATAAACATTTTTTGTAATTCAGTAACTACAGCGTGTTCTTGCATAAAAGCTAAAGCATTTGCTGAAGTGTCTCCGTTTTCACTTCTTAATACTAAACCTAATTGTTCAACTTTTTTATGTTTAGCAATTAATAACCTTGTAAGAGCTTCAATTTCATAATCAGCTAAAGCAGTACCTGGTTTCATCTTTAAGAAACCATTTGTTAATTTTGCTTCATCTACACCTAGTATTGCAGCTAATTTACCTTTGGCTGTCCAAGTCTGAACACCTCTTGTTTGTGTAACAACTTCTTTAGGATCTAATTGTTTGGCAATGATTTGAGCAGATCTAAAAACATCATCACTATTATTAAGTGTATTAATATTTAAACCATCTACAATCTTAGGATCAACATCTCTTGTTTGTCTTAAAATATCATCTTCTTCTAAATATTCTGTAGCATTAATTTTATTTAACTTTGTCTTTTGTGGAAATTTTTCATTAAAAGATTTAAGTAAATTAGTACCTTTTTGAATTATTGATGGAGCTAAAGGTTCTTCAATAGCAACTGGTGGTTCTACATAACCTACGTCAGTTGGACTTAAAGGTTTTCTATTACCAGCATTAATATCATCAATAATACCTTGACTGTCTTTTATAAGATCAATTGCTTCATCAGCATTCTTTAAGATTGGCTTTATCGGTTTTGGTTTTATTTTCGATATAGCATTGACAATAGCTTTAACCATTAATTAATTTTCCTGTGTTTGTAAAATTTTTGAGAATATTTGAAGATACTCTCTATTTATTATTATTGTGTTAGATTTGAAATAGTATTGTTTCCTTGACTATCCGATACTGCTTTAGCTCCAACAGCTCCAGCACCACCTATTCCTAATATTTCGAATAGTGACTGACCTTCTTCTTGTACTGATTTCTTCATTGATGGTGTAATTTCTAATATAGTTACTGGCATTTTGTTCTCTTTAGCATTCTTATAAACATCAGTAGAGAAAATTCCTTGCTTTATATCATCTGTATAAAAAGAAATATTATCATCATAAACTTTAGCGTTCCATTTTTTTGAATACTTCTTAAGAAAGCTTGGAATAGCTTTGTCATATAATTGATGTTTGCCTAAACCTGATCCAATAGCGATTTCTTTTTCTAAATTAAAATCTGTTTTATGATCAGCATTTTTAGGACTAAATTCTTCTATTTCTTTATAAACTTTCTCTCCTACTTCTTTTTTTAATTCATCAAATGTTTTTGTTAATTTAGCTCCATCCTGAGAATAAACATGACCAATTAAAGCTTCATTGTTGCTATTTTTAAAGAACACATAAACTTGACCTTTAGAGTTTTTAGAAACATTAACGGTTTTTATACCTGATGTAATATCTTCTCCATATCTTTTAGCAGAGACTATTCCTTTAGGTATGGCAACTGCATCGAAGTCATTATCGGCAGCATATCTAATTAATCTTTTTGTTGTTAATTCATACCAATTATTTTTAAATGGAAAGTCTGTAACTCTTTGATTGTCAAATTTTGAAGATAATGTGTTAGCCTTTCTTGTTGCAATAGCAAAATCAGATTGCATTTCTTCAACTGTTAAAACCTTTTTACCATTAAGATCTCTAGTTTTAAATCTAACATGAGCTATTTCTGATTTAACATTCATGTGATTTGGATTTCTATATGGAGAATTATATATTTTTGTATTTAAGAATTTATTAATTACTTTACCATCTTTATTTTTCTGTATTAAACCATCAGAAACTTGATTTGGAATACCAACATCCATTCCACCTTTTTTAATCTTAAAGACTAGCTCTGTATAATCTTCTCCGCCAGGCGCTGTGTAAGAGCTATCTTCAAACTTAGGTTGATTACCTTCAGATTTTATTAATCTTTGTTGAGCTTCAATCTTAAATTTTTCTAATTCTAAATCAGTAATTGTGTATTTAGCTTCTGGACCAGAAAATAATTCGTTAGCTTTTATTTTTCCACTTGTAATTTGTTCACCAAAATAAGTATCCATAGCATCAAAATGTACTGTGATGTCCTTACCATCTGTTTTATTAGATAGTTTATAACTATCGTAATTAAGATTGTTTTGTACGAGAGCACCTTGTTCTGCTAAACTAAAAGGTCTATTTGGTAATCTATTTTCTGGAGCAATACTTGGATCAGAAGAATTTAAAACTTTCATTTCATTTTCTACCCACTTATCCTCAAAAGCTCTTCTTCTAGTAATTAGCTCTTCTGGCATTTTACCACTTCCACCACCAAATTTTACTTCTTCAATATCAATATTGTTTTGATTAACAAAATCTACTACTTCTTTTTTAGTTACGGATTTTTTACCTTTTAAAAAATCATCAAGACCTATCCATTTAATTTCATTAGCTTTAACGCCAGGTACATTTTTAATTGAGCCAAGTATCTGATCACCAGTTCCTTTTTCTGCAATATTTTCTACAGCTTGTTTTACTGCTGAATTAAATACTGGAGTTTTTTTTGGTATGACAGCATTTACTAAAGCTTTTAACGATGCGGTTTTTTCAAAACCATATTGATTAACAGTTCCTGGAATAGCTGATTGATCATCAAAGTTTATTTCTGATTTTTTTTTTCCTTGATCAATGCCTAGATTAAATTCTTGATTAGGTTCTTCAGTATTTGGATCTACACCTTCTATAGCTCCAGCTACTGCACCACCGACTGCAAACGATGGTAAATTAGTTTTCATAAATTTAGCAGCTTGAATAACTGGACCAATAGCAAAAGCAAAAGCTGTGTATTCTAAAGTTTGAATTACCTCATCAGCGATTGCATCAATTGGAGTATCTGGAATAATACTTAATATCTTTTTAAGAGCATTAACCTCTTCTTTACCAAATTCTTGAATGAATGTGCTTTCCATACCAAACAATTTATCTTCTAATGCTATAGCACTACCCATACCAAAACCTAAAACTGTAGCCCAAATTCTAGGTACACCAGCTTTAGTTAAGCCTTCATATAATGGAATTGATACCATGCTGTCTTGAACAACAAGATTAGCAAATTGAGAAGCCATGTTAGCATCTTCTTGAATTGCTTTAAATTTTGCTCTGTTATCTTTAAAGTATTTAACTTTCTCTCCAGACCATTCCATTAACTTTTCATCGTTATTAAATACATCAGGAATTTTGCCATCTGGTCCAGGAGTTTTGCCCATAAAATCTACAAGCTTATCCATAACAGGAAGTAAGTTTGCTCCAAACTCACCAATGTTATTTGCTAATATTCCAAACGTAGGAGGTATTTTTTCTTTATCAAAACCACTAGCAGTATAATCAACCGTATCACCAATAACGCTTTGATCTACAAAATCAAATAAGTTATTACCTATTTCTTTAATAGAGTTTAAATAAAATTTAGCGTTACTTTCTTTATCTTTTTCTTGGTACTTTTTCATTGTTATTGGTTCAAGCATTTCATTCTTTTGACCAGTAAACAATTCAGTTACATCTTGTTTGTTCTCTTTAAGAATTTTAAAAGGTTTGCTATTTTCAATATCAGCTTTATTTTTAGCTGGTAAATAAATATCGTTTAATAATTCAGAATTTTTATCTTGGAATGATCCGTCTATTTCTTTAATCATTTACCTTCCTTTTTTTTACCCATCATCTCATCTAAAAGATTTGGAGCTTTACCTTCAAGAGCATAAGTAAGTTTTTCTTCAAGTGTTCCATCAACTAAACTCATTCTTGTCGTAAATACTTTTTCTAAAAAATCTATATCTGCAAGTTCTTGATAAAATTTTTCATAATTTTTATGACCAGCAATTGTTTGTCCATTTTTTTCAAATCCTTTTAAATATAATACGGCACTATTATTTAGACCATCAAACATATCTAAACCTTGTTTGTTTGATTGTTTGTATAATTCTTCTAATTCCATACCTCTCATCCATTGTGGTTTTGATATTACATTTAATTTAGGTACCAAATCTTCAAGGAATGAGCTTGAGCTTAAAACTTTTAAATAAGCATTTTGTGCTGAATAACCTTGATCAATAAACTCATGGTATTCATTTAAAATATTACCTTTTAATGTGTCCAATGAAGATTTCTTTTTAGTAGAAGATGAAGAGCTAGCATTAAAGGTACTAATGTTATTCTTAATCATATCTTCATATTTTTTAGTTTCTTTATGAGCTGGAAAATTCTTTTTGGCTCTTTCAACAATTTTTGTAAGACTTGTCATATCTTGTAAGCCAATTTTTCTTAAAATATTTTCATCTAAAAAAACAGCTCTTTTAATATCTTCTAACATTTCTATGCTTCCAGCTGAATAAAATGCTGAAGTTATAGCTCCAGTAATTTCACTATCAGTTTGTGCATCACCATCTATTAAAGCATTAGTCAGCATATTTAACATTGACTTGTTAATCATCTGATCGTTATAAGCATCAAAAAGCATTGCAGCAGTTGGAGCTTCATTTTTTAATGTTGGATCTTTTTTAAAAGCATTTACTCTTAACAACATATCTGTAAAAATTTCTATTTTAGTATTGTTGTCTTTTATTTCTTCCCAAGTTCGGTCAGCATCAAGATCTTTCATCTTGGCGTTTAATGTATTTTTTGCTTTATCTGTATAATAATCAGCCTTATCTGTTCCGACAGCTGCTACTAATAAATCTCTATTTTTAACTACTTTAGTAGGATTTAAATCAATATTACTATCAATCATTAATTCCGCTAATTGTAATTCTTTAGCTTCAGTTATTTTATTCCACTCTTCAGCTCCAAAAAATTCTTCTAAAGCTTTATTGTTTTTTAATTCGGCAAATTTATTTGCACCGATACCAATTAAATCATTATCACCACTTACTATGTCTAGCATGGCTGTATTAAACTGTTTACCAATGCCATCTTTATATTTGTAAATTGCATTATCAGTAAGATTGTTAATTAGTTTAGGTAAAAGTTTTATTTTATTTTCAAAAACACCTTGTTGAACTAATCGTTTAACATTCTCATTATATCCAGATAAATCTTTTTTCCATTTTGAAATATCCACATCTTTTTCAAATAAACCTGGAACATTAACTACATCAGAACTATTTTTATATTTATTGTAAGCTGTTGACATATCAGATGTAATCTTTGGCATGATTTCATTGTATTGATTTGTATCTTCAATTTTATGTAGATCTGCTTGAATTTCGCTAATAGCATTACCAATACTTGATATACCAGAGCCTAAGTTTGTTGCATAAGATGGTGAGATAGCTAATGCAGAAGCATTAACACTAGCGCTATCTTTTAGTTTTGTGTTGTTTGCAATTATTTGAAGTTTAGCCATTATATAACCAACCTTCCAGCTTTATTAGAATTGTAACCTATGGTCAGTAAGCTACCAGCCGCTTTAGCGTAAGCAGCATTTCTAGTTATGTCACCTTTAAATCTTTCACCATCTGCTTTTGCCATAAGTAATATAGATTGATTTTTTAAATCATTAACAGAAACTGTATTGTTATAATCTGCCATTGCTAATTCATTAACAATATTTTGTTTATTTCTTAAAGATACTATTCCTGAAGTTTCTCCAGCTCGTAACTCAATACCAGATTTAAAAACTGAAACTTTAAAATCTGCATAGGCGGTATCTAAATCTCTTATTAATTTTGGCTTTTCAATTGTTTTATAAATTTTATCTCTAACTTCTGCTTTTGCTGCATCAATTTTAGCTTGTTCTTTTGTTACAGATGAATTGTATTTACCAAGTTGACTAGCACCGTAGCCACCTATTATGTCTCCAAAAAAACTCATATTAATATATTTTCCCCAGTTGATAAAAATCTGATCCATCTGGACCATATTTCTTTTTTAATCCTTCAATTTCTAAACCGCACCATTCAGCTAATCTTAAGCCTTTCTTAAAATCTGCCTTAACGGATGTTTGTAATCTTCGAATTTTGTTTTCCTTACAAAGTTTGTCTTGTAATTCTAATATTGTTCTTGCTGCTAAAAATTTCATTTCATAAACATTCTGTGATGCTAAAACCCAGCATTCAGCTACGCCTTCCCACAAGATAACAATTCCACAAGCAAAGACTGGTTTATCATTAACAAACATTGTGTAAGCATTGCCTGGTTGTGAGTGATCGCAAATTCTATTGTCAGAATAACTAGCGTCAATTTCCATAAGCTTATCATTTAAGCCTATAGCAATTATTTGATCAGCGTGTTCTGGTAAAAAAGGTTTTAATTCACTAGCCATCGTTAGTTACAATAGTTGGATATAAAGCTAATATTGTTAATGGTAATGGCTGTTCTTGTTTAACAAAAATAAATCCGTCTGTGTTGTAATCATCTGCAAATTCTACTTCTTTATCTCCAGCTAAGAATGTTGATACTGGTAAATCCATTGCACCAGATGTCGTTCTAAATGGTACGGTTTCAAGGTTATCCAATGAAGGACCAACTTTAGCTCCAACAGTTTCAAATAATCTTAATACTACTTTTGAAATTCTTTTAATTTTTCCTTGAGCTGTGCCTTCGTATTGACCAGCTCCGCCTTCTATTCTCATTGTTTGTAATACTGAACTATATGGTAAACCCACAACAACTTTTGTTGCAGCTCTATCTAAACTTATTGCACCACTTGAAACAACTTTTGTGGCATGAGTAGCTCCATCCGCCAGGATAGATACTGTTTCTCCTTCTAAATGATCTAGTCCAGATAATGAACTAACTGCAACACCTGAATAAGATAAATGACTATCTAAAAATTTAAAATCTTCTGGAGCGGTTTCATCAAAATCAAAATCAGAAAAGCATTCGACAAAACGTCTGACAGCTCCGTTAACCCATCTTTGAGAAATGATCCAAAGTTCATCTTCGTTTAAGTCTCCAGATATTGTTGCCACACTTTCAACTTTTGCATTTTGTAGAATATTATCAACTTGCTCTGATGTATGAGCTGAAGTTAAAGAAACTACATTAACAAGATTACTATCGCTATAAAGTTTAAACTGATTATCATCTACTCTTGAAACATAATATGAAGTGTTTTCACTTAATCCACCAATAGTTGTTCCAACATTATCGTAAAATATAATATCTCCAGTTTTTAATCCATGAGCTGCTGAATAAATAACATTAGAAGATATATTAACACCTTGATAAATAGATTGTGTTGATGCTGTGCTTGGTGCAGTTAAACTAATTGCAGTGCCAGCCGCAGACAATGCAGCAGTTAAAGAAAGTTTAATTGTATTAGCATCAGTTGTAATTACATAATAAAGACTACCGCTTGATATTCCAGTAATTGGATTAACAGCAGCATAATAATAAATTGGATCATTGGTTGCTAAACCATGTGAAGCTAAAGTAATTGAGTTGGTTGTACCATTAACAATTGTACCATTAGCTGTAAAATTTATTTTTTGTTGAATAATATTTTTACCAGTATCTGATTTACCACCGATAATATGTCTGTGCCAAGCAACAACATTATCTGTTCTTTGATAAGTCAGACCAGCTAAAACTCCATCGTCTCTAACACACCATAAAATACTATCTGGTGCTTGTTGATAAGCCATTTCAGTTATTCCACTATTAGTAACGGTTTCGTTAAGAATAGTTAAATCAGGTGCAACATAACCATCACTATCGTAGTTGTAAGCTAGTTCTCTAATTTTTCTTTTAGCACGTTGTAAAAACAAAACAGCATTACCAGCTGGTTGAGCATCAACATTAGCCGCACCAAAAGATGATTGTCTTTTAATAGTTACATTTGTTGGAGTAACCGCTGCATCCGTTCCATCTGCTGATACAGAAAACTCTCCACCAGTAGTTCCAATCAATAAAGTTCTTACTGCTTTTAAATATCTAATTTTATTAACCTGGTTACTGGCAATGGTATAAACCATAGCGTCATCAGCATTTGTACCAGTTGTCATGTTTTCGTAATCTCCAGATTTAGAGAAATACAAAGTTTGTGGTTCATCAGTTGTTCCAGCAAATACTAATCTTTGTTCAAAGAATGAGACGCAAGAAGGATGACCAGTAGTGTCAGAAAATGCTCCTAAATTAAAAGCAGCTGTCGCATCAGTATTAGTAAATGCAGTAGTTATTGTAGCAACAACAACAGTCGTATTCGTTCTTGCTGTAATTATAGCTTTACCAGAATTAAATTTTAATATTCTTCCAACATCAGTTGTTTGAAATCCAGCACCACTATTTATTCCAGTTACTGCAGAAGCTGTTATATCAACTCCAATTCCAACTGAAGCAGAGGCTGGTGTTAAAGTAGTGTCTGTAGTATTTGTTGCAAGATAAGGTCCATCAGTAAAAGCAACTTCAGTTAATGTCCAAGCTGTATGACCAGTTCTTGATAGTTTCATCACTTCGTGATTTGGATGAGTGATATACATAACGTCTGCTGATTGAGCAAACTTCAATTCAAATAATTCTGCTGTTAAATACGGACTTACAATTTCATAAATTTTATTTGCATCACCACCAGAAGAATAGGTTGTAAAGTCAGATGTATCAACATCAGCTCCATCAACATTTTCTAGTTCAAAAGTATTGGTAGCTTTGTTTGATACTTTAAATGTTTTACCATTTACTTCTGTCATACCTACAACACTTGATAAAATTACAATGTCTCCATCAGCATAACCATGACTGGTAGCAGTCACTACTCCTGGATTAGCTTTAGTAATTGCAGTTACTGTTACATCACCTTCAGTAATTTGACCTTTATCCTTAAACATTCGGATATAAGTATTACCAAATTCTAAAACATAAGTTTGTGTTGTTGAAAATTCAAAAGGTATTAATCTTGTTTTAGCAGAGCTTGTTTTGACTTCAGAAATAAATTGAGTACCTACTCTTCTTGCTGCTGCACCTTGCGGATGCACCAACATATTTTCTAATGTTTTACAGCCAGAAGCATATTTTTCAAAATCAGTTCTGCCATCTAATTTTGCAGAAAACTCTCCAGATACAAAACTGTTTAGAGCAGCAGTTGTTCTAGGCATTATAACCTTGCGTTAGTAAATTCGTTAGATTCAATAGTTTCTAAACTATTTTCAGTAGCATCTATAAATCTTGCTTCTCTTAATCTTTCATCAGCTCTAGTCATGTATTGATTTGCTAAAGTTGCATTGTTAGTTATTGCATAACAAAGATCGGCTGCTAGTTGATGTGAGATACTTTCTCTTAAATAAGTATCGTAATTATTTGGATCGGTGTCTAAAGCTATATAGATTGCATAGACGGTATCTTCATCAGTAATAATGTTTCTACCTTCTAATTTATAATTTAAAGCATCCGCTATACTGTCTGTTGTACCATTGTGAATTTTTAATACTCTTAAGCAATCTGAAGGTAATGCGTAAGCATGATCATATTCAATTACTGGAGCTGTACTATTTTGAGCTAGTTGAACTCTTTTATGTAAACAGTTCCAAGCATGAGATCTAAATACTCTATTTCTTACTGGCTCATATCTTTGATTGCATAAACGAGCATTTTTAGTGTCGTCTGTTAAAGATGATATTGTTGATGCACCCAGCAAATTTAAAGCTGAATTACACATATTTACTACTGATGCCATTGATTATACTCCTTGAAGTTCCTTACATTCTATTTTGATAGCTAATTTGTTATCGTTAATTTCTTTAATTTCTAAAGTATTTAAGCTTTCATAAGCAGATTGATAACCAGCTCTTACACAAGAATAATAATCCTTAAATTGATAAGGTATTATTTTTTCTGAAAAACATTGTGGTTCTCCTTCAAACATACAGAGATGCAGAATTAGAACAAATTTTGTCATTTATGATATTGCAATCTAGGCGGCTTCCACTTTCGCTTCCACCGCCTAAAATTATTTATTAATTAACTGCGTAACTTATATCCCAAGATAAAGTTCCAGCTGTTCCGCCAGTTGCGTCAAACGTTATAGAAACATATAACATTCCTCCTGGATCTTCACTTAAGCCAGCTAATTCCCACAGCTTTTGTCCAGCTGTATTAATTGTAGCTACTTCATATCTAACGTCAGTCATTGCTGCAGCATCTGCTACTGAAGTTGCAAAAGCATCTTCATCGCCAACTGTGCCGTCATAGTTATGAACGCCAACATTGAATGTGCAAGTACCACCAAGTGTATCTGATCCAATTAAAAGTTTAGATATGGATGCTTTACTTGATATAGGTGCTAACAAAACAACATCGTCGTCTGTGCTATCGCCAGCAAGAAGTTCAACTGTACCTGAAGCCGTTCTTAAAACGCCATGCAATTCTGCAGCGTCATTAAAGACTTGAGGTGAAGCTAAAGCGTTTGCTACGAGGTCTGTATTTCTTGTAGTCATTTATATTCTCCTATGATTATTATTCGTTGCAAGGTATTTGAACTACAGCTTTTTCTTCCATTCTTACTGCGCCTAAAGACATAGCGTAATAAACTTGTGTACTGTAACTCTTATCTGCTCTTTCAGAAATTTGAGCTTTGATGTCACTTCCGATAGCAAGTTTAATTGCATCTTCTGTGTAAGCAAAAATTAATCTGTCGTCAGTATTAGTTGCGTCGAACTTTAGTCTTGTTGACATTATGAACTCAAATCCTAAGAATGAGTTTATATCTCCTTGAGCCAACGCCTTAACGGTGTTGAAATCAGAAGATGTTACTTCCGTAACAGCTAACAGATCAGCAACTTGCTGTGGTCCACAACAAAGATAACGTTTTCTTGAACTGTCGATGTCATTGTTATCTAGGATCTTCTTCGCAGACAAAAGTTTAGCAATAGTCAAACCATCTGATTGATTTGAAGTTGCTGTTTTTTGCGTTGAAGGTAAAGGCGTAGATGTACCACCAGCTACACCAGTTGAAGCAGAAGCATTAAATGCTGTAATAATTACATCATCCATTGCTCTATTCATTGCTGCTGCTGCATTTTTTGCATAAGCTGAAGTTGGATCAACTAATGCTCTGACCTTATCTTGATCGTCGATTAAGTCTGCCCATTCGTAGTCTGAAAGACTAACTCTTCTTCTGCTATGTGGAGTATCGATTTGAGGTGTATCGCCATGTCTTGACGTTCTCAATACCGCTGCTGTAGAACCAATTTGTTCAAAGAACGCATTTTTTCCTACAATAGATTCCTCATCCACAGAAGATCTTAGTTTGCTACCCATTTGTTGTGATAGCAAGTTTACATTCGAAGAATATTGTTCAACGAATGAAGTTGTTATGTTGATACTCATAATAAGTACCTCCTCTATTTATGTTAGTTTAAGTTAAATTAAACGGTCGATTATCCTTGCGGATCTTCCTGAAATTTACATCATTCAGATGTTAGTCTTTCCTAACGTCAACAAAGGTCTTACGATTGTCTTTGATTTTATTCATCTAACTTTCGTTAGATAAAACTTTTAAGCATCTACTTCGTTATTTTTTTTACGAATTAATGCTTGAACTTCATCAACTGATACAGCGTGTCCTGGATGTTTCTTATCCCAATATGCTGAACCTTGTTGTTGTAAAGCTGCAATTTGTTTTGTTATATCATTAGTCGTCATATAATCAGGAGTGTCTCCTTTAACTATATCATCTTCAGATAATTTTTCAGATAGATTGGCAAAAGCTCTTACTATTTTTGGATTATCTCCAAGCTTACTACCATCGGCTAACATTGTTGTATTTAAAAAGTCAGCACCTAAAGTAGCTGTGGCTAAGTTCCTAGCACCAGTTATTTTATTATCAAAAGTAGATCCAAACTCTTTACGTAGTTCTTGTTCAGATACTTTTCTGGCTTCTTCAGATTTAATATTCTGTTCATTAATTCCGTTATTAATAACATCATTATAATATTTCATAATGCCATCAGCTTGATTAGGAAGTAGTCCTAACTTAACAGCTTGTTCAGAAAAACTTTTTAAAGTATCTTCTGGTACTGCATGATCTTCTGGTAAAGAATATTTATAAGCATCAGCAGTTTCTGGACTACCTAATCTTTTATAAACTTCTTTCCAATCTTCATCAGTTGCGTGTTTATTCGGTACTGGAATTTTGTCTAAACCTACCATCTTCTGTGAATGGAGATATGATTTAACAAAGTCATCCATCTTACTAAAGTTTTGTAATGACTTCTCTTCTCTATATTCTTCTGGAATAAGAGATTTAAAATCAACAGTTGGTGTTGCTGTTGTTTCTGCTGGTTGTTCTGCTGTAAGCGTAGTTGTCTGCGTTACATCAGGTTGAACTACTTGTTCAGTTGTCTGATCCATAGATTACTCCTTATGATTGATCATGCTTTTTATAAATAACAGAACTGTTCTCTGTCCTTCGAAAAAAGCGGTCTCGTTAGTGTCGCCTTTAGCAAATGTCGTAACATTGTAAAAGCATCTTTTTTCAAGATCATCCATGACTGATTTAGCCTCGTCTGATCCAAAAACTATTTTGTAGTGTTTTATTAAATCTTTAAATTTCTGATTACTGTTGTTGTTGTTCTGCATTAGATACTGCCTGTATTGCTGGTGCTGCATTTCTAGCCATTTCACTTTCAGCCATTTGTTGTTGCGCTTCCATTTGTTGTTGTTGTGCTTGAGCTTTCTCTTCTGCTATTTGTTGAACTTCCGCATCTGATCTAATCATCGTAGCTGGTAGTCCAAGAATTTTTATTAAGTTTTTAATTAGTCCAGGAGGATCTATGTAATCCAATGTTGATGGTGCTAATTGAGATATGTTGCCAAATAATTCTAAACCTTTAACAATTGAATTAAGTTCTTCACCTCTTTGTGCAAGAGCCATTGGTGATACATACTCAACATCTATTTCTTGGTTTAATAAAATTTCTGGAGCATCTGGGAATAAACCATTTCTCATCATAATATTAAATATTCTAATAATCATTGGCTGTAATAATTCAGATTGTAATCTTCCTAATACTGGTCCTAGTATTCTCATCTTCTCTTGATTACGTTGAACAACTTCCGTTGCTGTCATGTTTCTATTTTCAGTAATTAATAATTGATCTACATGGAAAGTAGCAGAGATTGCTTTTCGTCTCTGATCTTCCATATTTAATCCTAACGGATTGTTTGCACCAATATTTAAAGTTTCAATTCTATCTCTTGAACCAGATCTATAATAATTAATAGAGCCTGGAGACATTCTAATTGGCATTAGCATACTGTCATCAGGTACTAGCAAAGGTGGATCAACTTGTTTAGCTGCCGCCTTCATACCTACTTCAACCATTTTGTTTAAAACTTTAACATCAGGTAAAGCATTCATACCTGGAGATCTTCCATAAATCTCATTAGATGCTTTTAAATATCTTGGAACTACATAAGGAAACTCTTTAAAGCCACCTTCTGAAATAATATGTCCAGCATCGTATTCAAAATAAACAGAAGTGTAAGGCATATTCTGTTTATCCATTTTTCTTGGATTGTACATATCTCTTGGTTTAACAACATGGCATAAATCAATATCGTCAAATTGAGATTTCTTAAATATGTTTTGAGTTTTTGAACTTAAGTTTTCAATACCAAATTTTTCTACAGTTGCTTTAGCAGACATTTTAAATCTTCTGTAAATACAGTTGACCATGCCTTTAGCATCTTCTGAAATATATAATTCTTTTATATGTCTTGATGAAAACCGAACGATGTCATCTTTATCTTCTTCAATTTGTAAACAAGAAGTTCCAAAAGCAATAAGATCAAAATAAGATTCGAACACCTCTTGCTGAAAGTTAGATCTTGATATTGCAAGATACATTTTATCAGTAACATCTTCTAACCATTCTCTAGCTTCATCATCTTCATTAACTACTGTTTCTTTAAATCTTAAACCAAACCATCTATTAACTGATGATGTTAGCATTCCATGTAATGAGCTAGCTAACAATTCCATTGAATGGATCGCTGTACCATCGAAGATCACAGTATGTCTTTTATCGCCTTTAGGTCTATTTAATGTAATATCGGCTTTACGAGGAAACATATAATCAGCTACCTCTTGCCAATGAACTTCCCAGTTAGATCTCTTCTCCATCAATTTAGATAGATTATTCTTTAATTCTGCTGCTAGTTTTCGTTTGTCTTGTTCTTGCATATTATCCTAATAAAGTTTTTTTACTTAATTTGTAATCTTTGGCTAAAGTTTTTTTGTTAATATTAGTTATGCTTCTACCTTTTCTTTTATTAGCTAAGAGAATTTCATCCGCTGACATTTCTGTTGTTGTTGGTCCTTTAACATTGTTAGCAGCTTCTTTTTGAATTTCACCTGGACCTAAAATTGTTGCACTTCCTGTTGAAGCTTTAGCAAGTTCTATTCCTTTAGGTTGATTGTCATTACCATTAGTAAAAGGATTTTCTTTATAATCTCTTTTTTCGTCAGCCTCATTATATCCGTAAGCTTCACCACCATAACCATCTTTATTTTTTTTTTTAGAATTACTTGTAAGACTTCTTAATATAGCTCCAACAGTTCCGCCTGTTGCTACAAACTTAGCAGCTTTCTTTACTGCACTTGAAAATTCATTTCTGTTAGAAGTTTTATTGGCATCCTTTTTAGAACCATAAGATCCATTTGATTTTTTTCCAGCTGGTCCTACTCCTCCGCCTCCTCCGCCTGTACTTGAGTTGTTACCAAATCCGCCCATAAATTATCCTAATAAAGTTTTTTCACTAATCTCTGCATCTGCATCGTTAAGACCAGAACTAGTTGTTAATATTGTAGATCTTCTACCCATTCGTTTATTTTCTGCACGTCTCATTTCTTCTGCTAGTCTTGCTGTTTCTTCAGGACTATCGACTTCAGGTACATCCTCTACTTTAGGCATAATGAATTGAGGTACTGGAGGCATCTTCGGCGTAAATATTTTGGCAATGAATGACATAATTATATAATTTGGTAACTGCTTTCAGCTACTCTTTGTAAGTTTTTGTTAGTTGTTTTATTTTCATCTAATGCAGTTGCTAATACTCTTAAAGCATCACACATATGTGAACTGAAATCGTGAACTGGTTTTGATTTAAAAATTCTTTCCTTGTCATTAAACTTTCTATGATAGTGACGTAAGGCTATTAAAAGATCTGCACAGTTATTACTATCGATCTTACATCTTGGTAAAATCATCTTAACTGCATGGATGCCGTCTTCTAATAATATTCTTGGAGCAATTCTAAATCTAACTCCGAGTGCGGATGCTACTTCTCTTCTTGTTTTACCATTACTAAATTCTGTAACGTCTAAATCATGTGGTCCGTAATGAGTATCGTAAATGTAATCTTTATCTTGTAAAAATTTTATATAATGCGGTAACGCTTCGTTATCATTCTCGTAAGTTTCAATGATATTAAGTTGGTGGTTTAGCAATTGAAAAAAGATAATAGAGGTACTATCGTTATAACCTATATCCCACGCAGTATTTACTGGTAAACTTGGATCATAAGGTACTGCTCCAATATTACCTTTATCGTCTAATTCTTGAACAAGATCGCCATATATTGAGCCTTCTAAATTGCCAATAAATGAGCATTCAAATTCCTGGTTGTATTTAGCCGTACCCATTACGGTAAGTGCATTACTTAATTCTTCTTCGTCAACAATCTTTGTTTCAGAAGCTTTAGCTTTATATAGAAACCATTTAGGATCCGCTTGAGCTTTTTGATAATAATCATAAAATATATTATTCATTCCTTTTGGTGTACCAATTAAAAATAGTTTTCCTTTTCTATCCGATAAAGCTGGTACAATAACTTCATCTATTAATCCTTGCGAAACTTGAGCTACTTCATCAATTGCACAAGCATCTAAATAGATACCTCTTATGCTGTCAAAATTTTCTGATGATAGTAAAGTTATCCTAGCGCCATTAACTAAATCACAACGTAATTCACTTTCATTCCATTTCGTGCCTGGAATATTCTTTGTATAGAATTTTAAGTAATCCCATGCGATTGATTTAGCCTGTTTATATGTTGGTGCTATATATGCATATCTGGGATTGTGATTTGTATTAGTTAAGGCAGCACGAATTAAATGGTTAAGAACCATAACGGTCTTACCAAATCTTCTGTGACAGCAAAGTACAGCGTATCTATGCTTGTCTAATTCTTGATGAATGTATGCCTGGTGCTTTCGTGGCGTGTACGGAATTTGTATTTTCATTAGTGAATAGTTGGTGGTCTATCGCTAAAGTTTGAGTTCATATTAATTTTGTTAAAGACAAACTCACAGAAATCGTAAAGATCTTCTTCTTCATCAAATCCTGAAAAACTTATTAGTAATTCGTTGTTATAAGCCTTGAAGCTTATGGCGGTCACATTCTTATATTTGTCTTTGATATATTTATTCATGTGTCTGTTTGTTTTAATTACCGATGATTAATGTAATAGTGTCGGCGGTCAAAATCTGGGGTATGGCTCTTTAATAAAAACGCTAAAAAGATAGTCCAGAAATAAATAGATTGTACGACAGGCAATCGCTCTACGGTAACTACCAATGCTTATTCAAACTTTGGTGCTGTAGTGGTGCTGATTATCCTATAACTCTATTAATACTGTAACTATCGAACCTCATGTCGTGTGTGAGAACTGTGTTTGTCTAAACAATACCGACATCTGACACTCTCTTAATCTCATTCTCGAATGTCTTATCTGCATCTGGATCATTCCAGGTTATTTCTATCTTCTGATCTACTTCTATTTGTTGCTTGTCACCATAGACTGCTACTAACTTCGAAGCCATCCAACGATAATGAATTAGCTTCTCTCTTGTGATTGCAATACTTTTATTGTCTGCAGTCTCAAGTTCCGTAATCATCTTATCAAGGTAAGTTTGAGCTGCTATCTTACGAGCAGTCAATATCTTGTTGGCAAATTCTTTATCAGTTCTGATCCACTCATAAACTTTACTTAATGATGGAGAACCTTTGGTTTGGCAAATAGTAGTAAGAGGAGTACCATTCATCAATAAGGTTTCTATATCAGCTGATATTGCTGGTGTTAATTCTAGTTTATTAGACATTATTCTGTTTTAAGTTAAGTAAAGCTTTAGCCTTACCTTCTGGTGTTTTAGGTCCTGTACTCCAACCTCCATGCATTCTGCATCTAATGTTACCATTATTCATTCTGATACCTGATGCTTTGCAAGGAAGTTTATTCTGTTTATTTATTGTCTGACATTTAAGTCTGTATTTGTGTCTTGCTGCCATAAACGGTTTTAGAAATTAAAAAGAAAATATATATTTATTGAAATCCGTTCTGGTACGGTTTTAAGAAAGAGTAAGAAGCTGTATAGTTTCATTATACAGTACCTGGATAGATATACTAGATACTATTTTCTAACTTTATTTATAGGAGAGTTTATTTTTTTAAAAAGATTTTAAGACTATCAAATTAAGTACAATATTTCGTTTAATTTGCAATACTTTTTATTGTTTATTTTAATTTTATTACACAACCTACTTAGGACTTTCTCATACCTATTTCTTATTTGATGACGTGTAAATCCAAAGTGTTTTCCAATGTCTGTCCATTTATGTCTGTTGGCTCTCATCCAAATAATTTGTCTATCAAGTATAGGATCTTCTGAAATGTCTGCATCCACCGCCAACAATGCTTCAATAGCAAACTCCCAACGTGTAACTTGTCTTGGTGTTGCTCTTAACTTTAGCAATTGCTTTTCATAGTAAGCCCAGTCGCCTTGCATATAAGTAGTAGCCAGCAAATCATACATGCTGCTCGCTCTAGGAGGCTTTGGTTTGCTTAAGTATCGTTCTGTCCTAGCTGCCTCATCAATTAAGCTGACAAGGTTTGTAAATGCAAATACAGCGGTTTTAAGTTGAATTTCAATTGTCATAGTTACCATTTTGATAAGTGTAAATATTCTGTTTAACTTTATTGAAACCTTTATTAGAAAAGTTCTTTACAAACTTAATAGTCTCTAAGAAATGTTTGTATCTTGGCATATCAAAGTATGTGAAGTTCTTATGTGTGATCAATGGTTTGTAATCTATATTCATTAAAGATAATCTTTGAAGAGCTGCTTTAATTTTATCTAATGGAACTATCATGTGGTCAGCACAATCAATCATTCTTACAAACGAAGTTAATCTTTTAAGATCATAGTTTTTACAAAGATAAGAATATAATTTAAAATCAAAGTCTGACATTTTAAGTTCAAACATTCTGGGATCACTAATATAAAATTGACGCAAATGCTTTCCTCCTATGTGCTATTGGATCTTGATTTAATTTTTTAATAAATAATTCTTTATTTTTGCAATGAGGATAATGTTCAACTTGTTTATGCTCCAGGAACTGAAGCCATTGATCTGGATATAATTTAATTGGTTCTGATAAAAATCCATTCTTATAATCTGGTGCTATCTTCTTGATATGGACATAAGCCATCTGATCTTCGATGAGTTTATACCAAACAATAAAAGCTGGTATTCCAGCCATTTCAGCTAATTGCTTTGTAACTTTATGAGTTTTATTCCAGTCTTGATTATTGTCGAAAACTGTCTCTGCGAGAAAAAGTGGCTTTAAACAAGCATTACAAGTCGAGACCTGGTCAATATCAGAAAAACCCAATAAATTATGCTGTTCTCTATGCCAATTCGAATATCCAGAGAATTTAACTCCTTTAAAATAGACTTTTTTACTCATAAATAGCCATTAAACTACTGAAATAGATAAACAAGTAAAAGTTTGCATAAAACATTTTTTGTCTTGCATATATGCGAAAAGTGTATAAATACCTATATATGAAACTTATAAATAAATTTGAGCCAGAATTAAAAGATAGGCACGCAGAAAGACAATTAGTTTCAACATTCGTAGATGTAAAAGAACTTCCAGTAATAGAAATGAAATTGTTAGATAATATTGTTGAAGCAACAGTTAAATTTAAATTTTATTATAACAAAAGTTTGAAAGCTCCAATTCATAAAAAAGATATTAAAAGAACATCAATCTTAAAAACTTTAGAAATAGTAACTAGAGTTATCAGCGGTCCATCAGAATTAGTTTATTCAGTAGCAGCCAAACAAGCGTCAAAAATAAGTCTAAGTTTATCGACACAATTTAATCATCAATGGCAAAGAACATTAATGAATTTATTAAACGCACCTAGTAAAAATAAAACTATTTTAAATTTAGGTTTATATAAAAATAATAATTATGGAATTTTTGATATTGAAGAACCAAAAAATTTATTACAAAGATTAATGTCAGAGAATGATATTCAAAAAAAAGATTTAGCAACATTAGCTGGTGTTGATCAAGCAACTATTTATAGACACCTTAACGGAGAAACTGAAATTTCAAGAAACGCTGCTGTTAAATATGCAAAAGTTTTAGGATGTGATCCAACTAAAATTTTATTTAATGATTTAGTAATTCCAGTCTGGGGATCTACAGATACAATGGAACAATTATTAATAGAAAAATTATATGTTTATGCAAGTGAGATTATTCCTTTAAAGGATCCTTTGAGTGTAACATGTCCAAGAGAAATTTATAGACCTGATGTTAAAGCTATAAAAATAGATAGTCCAAATTCATCGTATCATGGTCATGTTGCTTATTATCATAATACAAACTCACATATAGTTCTTGAAAATCAAATAGTTGTTATTGGAACTAAAATAAATAATGAAACTAGAATGAGATATTTTATTGGTACTTATAAAAAAAACAAAGATGGTAGAACTGTAGATCTACACACTATTGATACATCAGCTATTGATGTTTCTGGTGTTGAGCCAGATGAAGATCTTAATTCATTCGAAGATATAATTGGATTAACAGAAGAACAAAAAATTATAATTGAAAATATTACTCCAGAATTTGTAGCTCCAGTTGTAGCTTTAGTTGAAGATCGAAAAGTTAATGATCCAATTAAATCTGCCATATTAAAAGCCTACGAAGAAATTTATACAAAAAGTAGAAAAGGTGATGCTCAAGTAATAGAATTTTATAAAGACCTACAGCGTAAAAGTGCTGCACAAAGTGAAATAGAAGATTTTGTTGATGAAGATACAACAGATTTTATGGATCTAATGGAAGCTAGAAAAGTAAAATCATTAATTAAAGCCGACAAAGAACTTAATAAAGTTATTAGTACAGCTACTTATGGTTCAGAAAAAGATAGAAAAATAATTGGTGATAAAGTTAAAAAGATTAAATACGTATTAGATCAAGAAGAACAAAAAACAGTTGATGAAATGATTGCTAATTATGAAGAAGATTATGGAATAGATAGTTTAAATTTAACTCCAGAGGAGGTTGGCAATTAAGATTATGGCTATTAATAAAAAAATAAAACTAGCTAAACAATCAACAGTAATTGAATTACCAAAGCAGATTAAAGAATTAAAAATTACATTAGATAGAGGTACTGATGGAAAATGGATTAAAGATTTAAATTATTATTATAATGTAAATCCTGATCGAACAGTAACTACTGATGATGCGGTTTTATTATTAAATAATATTATTTCAAAAAGTACACTTGAAAGAAACAGAAGAGATAACAAAGATGATGCTGGAGAAAGAGGTCCTCAATCTAGGTCTATATCACCAAGAGTTGTTGTTTATAAAATTATGTGGTTGATGCGATACAGAGAAGGTTTAGCTTGGATTAAAATAGAAGATGAACTTAAGCCTTCATATACAGTCACAGCTAGCAATATACCTTTGTCAAATGTCTTTGGCATTAAGAAGAACTCTTAAGACTTAAGATCCTAAACAAGCACTAATTTACATTTACATCCAATAACTGAATTTTCGTATCTGTCGTAAAATTTCGACATGATTAAACAAACAAAGATTATAGATCCTTTAAAAGAATTACTTCTTTCTGGAAATGAAAACTTAACAAGCTTTGAAAAATTAAATGAACTTTTAAAAATTAACCATCACTCCCCCACTTCAAGTTCAATGCCTTTAGGAATATATGCGTACCGTTATTTGTTTAGTACTCAAGAACAAAGAAGAGAATTTGATGGATCCGCAAATATGGCTTCAGGTGTTGCAGTCAACGATGCGATGCAATGGCATTACTCAAATAAAATTTGGTCGTTCAATCCAAACAAAAGAAAATTAGCACCACACTCTAATGATAAATTATCTAAAGACGAAGCTATTGCAAAAGCAATGGAAAAATTTAATGAGTATGTTCCTGTAAATGAAACAGACAGATTAAAAAAAGAATATTACCAAGAAACTATACCGCAAACTTGTCAGCAAGGCTTTATAGCTTTTGACAAAATCGGTGTTCAAAATTCAAATGAAGTTGTTGCAGAAGATAGCATCAACCATACAGACAACAGACTTTCTCTTCCAATCGTTGGTAGGACTGATTTACATTTCAAGGATTTTAATGCTTCAGAGCAATCTGTTGCAGCAACTTCTAGCGTCATGGCTAGGAGCAATGTCCTTTCGGTCCTTGAATTGAAAACGTCTTGGCAACGACCTGGTAGAGTAAAGAAGGATGGCACTAGGTCTTTCTCATCGGCTAAACTGCCATCCACACCTAACATACTTCACCTTCAGCAGTTGGCGTTTTATTGTTGCGCTCTAAGAAAACAGATGACGGTATCTCCGTATCTCATCTACCTAACTGAAGGTGATTTTATTATTTTTACAGAAAAGAATTGTGCTGATTTAGAACCAGCAAACTTAAAAAATTATTATGAGCAGTTAGTACAAAACTGTATTCGAAAAGAAAGGTTGTTGGCTAGATATGTTGACCTGGATGAACCAGATATGATTCTTTCTGAAATTGCTAAGGATTGTGAGCCTAATTTTGAGCATCCTTTTTACTGGAATATTGGAGCTAAACACCTCGCAAGAGCAAAAGAAATTTGGAGTACGAAATGATCTCTCCAACACTAATCACTTACACAATCATACTAACAGGAGGTTACTACATATGTCAGCTGATAAATTAGTCTTAACTATTAACGACTTTAAGAAAAGTTTAAATGGTCAAACTATAAGAATACACAACAACGATTACGCAACTGTTGCATTGCGGATTGGAATCTTACGAAGAAATTTAGGTACTACTGCAACAATATCATCAGACATAATTCATCAAGACGATAAAAAAGTTATCGTTAGATCTGAAGTATTTATAGATGGTAAATTAGTATCAACTGGATTAGCAGAGGAATTAAGAGCTGCATCCAGGATCAATCAAACTTCTGCGTTAGAAAACGCTGAAACTTCTGCTGTTGGAAGAGCTTTAGCAATGCTTGGCTTAACTAATGACAGAATAGCAAGTGCTGAAGAAGTATCTGGTGCAATAGTTCAACAGGACCAGAAACTTACAGCAGCACTAAACGACTTGGCACAAGTCTCGCACGTCGGCAGTTACAAATCTTGGCTAACAACTAATCAAAAACTTATGCAAGAAGTTAAAGGATCTAATCCTATAGCTTATGCAGAATTTCTTGAAAGGTTTAACCAAGTTAAATCAAACCTAGAGACTAAAGGAGTTATCAATGGATAACGCTACAACACAACCAATAACAGAGGCAGCTCCAAGAGCTGAACGTAAATCATTAGGAGTTGTTTTTCCTAATGTTAATAAAGAAAACCCAAAGTCGTACGATCTCAAAGGTACAATTACTTTACCTGAAGAGTTAGGTGGTAAGAAAATTAGGATCGGTGGTTACAAAGCTGAAGCTACTGGTGCTGGTAAGCTTCCAGCTGGTTCAACCTATTACTGGATGCACAGAGTAGAAGAGTTGGAGTTAAACGATGCAGCGACATCATTTGATCCAGCGAACTTGGAGTAATCATGGACACCGATAAATATAAATCCATCGCACTTAATATGGAAACTTATAAAAAGCTACGTGTATTATCTGATGATCAATTTGAAATGCCGCAATCTATGGCAAAGACTGCATCATACTTTATCGATAATGCTTTCGTAACATTTGAAGAAAACAAATCTAAAAATGCAAAACGAAAAGCTTAAACAGATCCGTTTAATCAAAGAAGCAGAGTATGGCTCATTCTCTAACAATATGAATAGTATTGGTAAAGCGTGGTCTGCTCTGCTGGGGTTAGATAGAGATATTCCAGGACATTTAGTTGCCAATATGTATGTCGCTGCAAAACTTATTAGGTCTAGTCATAAATTTAAACAAGACACATACGATGATGCAGCAAACTATCTGCACCAGGCGGAGTTAATGCAAAAAGATAAAAATGCCAAAAATAATTAAATTTCCAAACACAATGATTAACCAATTGTCTGATGCACAAAAATTAGCAATGGAAATGCAAGCTGAAAAAAATATGTACGAAGAGCATATCGAAGACATTATGAAAGCTAAAGACTGGGATAGATTACCAAAGATTGATGGCAGAGCTTTAGAAATGTTAGCTTTGTTTGGAGATGTAATGACTTTCACACCAGAAATATCATCAAGACTTATCAGCAAGTTAGCTGAACAAATCAAACGTAACGAAGTTTACGATCCATTGGAGGAATATAAATAATGTCCAGAAAACTAGGCGACAAAGGCTACGACAGTTACATGAATTACCAGGCATTCAGTTCAGATATGCCAGTACAACAAATTAATCAAACACAATGGTACTTAAAATTTGAGAAAGGCTTACCAGGTTTTTATCTAAAAACTGATGATGTCTTTCAACAAATGCCTACTTCAACTTTTATTGTAACAGCTACAAGAAGCACAATTTATGACTTCAGCGGCTGGCAACAACAGATGGAGAATTACTTTAACCTAACCAAAGAAGAAATATTATGCCTAACCGACATAGAACACCTGAAGAGTTTGCCTTCAACAGAATCGTTGGAATTAACCTCAAATACTTAAGAAAAAATAGAAGCTTAACCCAAACAAGAGTTGCAAAAGAAATAGATGTTACTTTTCAACAAATCCAAAAATATGAAAAAGGTGCTAACGGCTTGTGCGCAAACAAGCTGAAAAAATTAGCAGACTTTTTTAAAGTTAAAATGGATGTCGTATTGGATCCAAATTTTATTACAGCTCACAGAGACTTTTCTGGCAAGATGGATTGGTTGCAGCATGAAGCAGATATTGAAATGGAACAAGAACGTCAAACTTTCCAAGAAAAATTTATGAAGGAGAATAAAGATGTCAATCATAAAAGCTAAATATTGTGAGGTAGAAGTTCAGGAGCAAACAGCTGAAGATGCTGGAGCCAAATATATGGTGGTCCTGTCTTACGAGCCTGAAGATTCTTTTAGTAAGGAAATTGTATCTATAGTTATGACTAATAATAAGCCTAATATTAAAACGACTATAGATCTTGGAGATAAGATTGTTAACTCTGGAGTTCCTTTAACTGAAAAACCAAAACCAATAACAACGCCAGAAGGATTGTTTGGTGAGTAAGATTATTAAAACTACTACAGGCGAAGCTCAATTCATTATTGAAGAAGAATATCTGAACGAAGATAAAGCTATCGAAGGTAAGGATCCTGAAATTTCAAATGCGAATGTTTCAGATATTAAAATTGAGAATATTAAATATAAATTAAAAGAGGTTTTAAATGACTGATCAAAAATTATCAAGATTAGAAAAAAGACACAAAGGTTTAGCAAGAGTAACAGCTAGTATTAATGATCTATATATCTACGGTGTTTATGAAAGTAATTATCCAGCTTTAATGGAAATATTAAATAATGCTAAGGATGCTTGTAAAGAAGAGCTAAGAGATACTCATATTGAAATTGTATCAATTACTAAAGCTAATGAGATAACTAAATTAACTCCGAGTACC